CATCGCGTCCTTACCGTGAGCTGGCCCGATCGGGCCTGCGCGACGTGGCCGGATGAGGGAAGGGAGCCTCATGCCAACGTTGCCAGGACAAGAACCGATCGTAGCGCCGAAGAAGAAGTTTTCGCATGCGCGCGTGGCGCTGACGTCTCAGGAGATGGAGCTGCAGGGCAGGGATCCGCAGTTCCGCTACCAGTGGATGAGCACTGACCCTGCGAACCCGTCAAACGTCTACGTCAAGACGCGCCGGCATGAGTTGAAGTCTCATTCAAGCCAGCACTACGTTGTAGTTGAGCGCCCATGGGAGGTCGTCACGGACGACCGTTCCGGCCTGCGTCGGATTGCTGGTGACGCCGAGGGAAAGTCGCTCGATACGACGGTACGCATGGGGTCCGATCTGGTTCTGTGCAGGATGCCGGCTGACGAGTACGAGGAGACCTACGCGGCAATCGATCGCATTTCCGTTCGCGAGAGGGAGAAGCAGATCATGGCGGTTGACCGCGTGTCGCACGGGAAAGAGAAGGTATTCACAGCGATCGATGAAAACGAGGCCGAGGATCATGCCGAAGTTCTTCGGCGTGCAGGCGCACCGGTAAAGTAAGGAGCACGAACCATGCCGAATACGCAGCTCGCAGGGTTTCAGCCGCACATCAAGGGCGGGTGCACGCCTAGGCTCACGAGAGTCAGGGTGCTTACCAACAACACAACGGCCATTTTCAAGGGTGACGCTGTCGAGAAGGACGGCGCAGGTGGATTCGTCGCTGCGGCGGCGACGAACGACTTGATCGCTAGCGTGCAATGGGGCGGGGCCAGCTACATGAGCGGCCAAGAGCGGCTGGAGCGGAAGCACCTGCCGGCGGCGACCACGTACTCGTCGAGCACCAACGATCCTGCGAACGCCTCTTACATCTTTGTCGTTGCCGATCCTGTCGAACAGCAGTTCTTGGCGAGCGTGGATGAGGCGCTCGTCAGCACCGACCTTGGGCTTAACTACCAGATGATTCTCGGCGCTGGGAGCACGACCACCGGGTTCTCCGGTCACGAGCTGGACGCTACGGGGCGGGCGACGACGGCAACGCTGCCATGGCGGGTCGAAGACCTGTTGCGTGGCGACCCCAGGAGCAACGTTGACCAGGCCGACGCCATGGTGATCTGCACGATCAACGGTTCGCAGATGCAGCCTGGTGGCACCACTACTGGCACCTGATAGGAGAGGATCATGGCTCACTCTACAAATGACTTTTTCGCGGTTGTCGAGCCTGTTGCCAACCGCACGTTCTATGGCGTCGAGGCGAAAGCGGAGAGGCAGTGCTTCTCTATTTTCAAGGAGAGCACGGACGATGAGCCGATCCGCTCAGCGGTGGAGTTTGGCGGGCCCGCGTCACTGACGCTGAAGCCCGAGAATGACGCCGTCGCGCTCAAGAACTTCCGCCAGGGTCCGGTCAAGACCTGGAACGCGGCGGTTTGGGCGGGCGCGGCTGTCGTCTCGCTCGAGGCTGTCAAGGACTCGAAGAACCGCTATCCGAAGCTCGTGCAGGCGATGAGCACGCTTGGCCGGGCCGCGCGCGTCACCCCGGAGCTGCTCACCGCCCTGTTTCTGGACAGGGCGTTTGACTCCAGCTATCCCGTGGCCCCTGACAACCTTGAGTTGTGTTCGACGGCGCACCTTCTGCCCGATGGCGTCAACACGTACGCAAACGAGATGGCGACTCCAAGCGCCATGAGTGAGGCGGCGCTAGAGAGCGTGCAGACGTCGCTCCGGACCATGACGGGTCCAGACGGGAACATATCGCAACTCCAGGTTAAGGCATGGGTTGTTCCGTCGGCGCTGCACAATACATGCATGAAACTGATGAAGAACACGATGACCTCGGGGTCGGCAAACAACGATCCGTCGGTGGTCAACGGGCGGAAGCAGATCACCTTCGACTACCTTGGCTCGCCGACGCGGTACTTTGCGATCACTGACAGTGACACCGATGGCTTGTTCTGGGACTGGATCGAGAAGGTTCAGTTCCTTACGGATCAGGTCCCCATGATGCTGCAAAAGGCCTATGTGACGTATTTCCGCGCGAGATACGGGTGCGTGGACCCGCGCAACATCTTCGGTGTGGCAGCCACTTGAGAAGGGGTAACCATGGCATCGACAACCGTACTTGGCGGGGTCATAGGCCAGGCCCAAGGCTACATCGACAGGTATTTCGGAGGCGGCAGGTACGCAAAGATCCTTTGGGTCTGCAACCGCTCGGGCCTCGGTGGCGGAGATGGTTCGGGCCCTGACAGCCCGTTGTCCACGGTCGGTGGAGCGTCGGGCGCCCTCGCGCAGCTGCAAGGCTACGCGAACGGTGGGCACGTGATCCTGTGCATGCCTGGCCACTCCGAGTTGGTGTCGTCGGCTGACTATTTCTCCGCAACTGGAAACGCCTCGGGCGTGGCCATTTGCGGGCTAGGTACGGGCGTGTCTCGCGCCACGTTCACGTGGACAGCGGCGGCGGCCTCTTGGCTGATAGACACGGCTAACGTCGTGTTCGACAATCTGAGGCTGCTTGCGGCTGGACCAGGCGGCGGTACTGCGCTGACGGTAGCAACCCCCGTCGTTGTGAGCGCGGCAGGCTTTGAGATGCGAAACTGCTTTGTCCAGGCGTCTGTTGACGCAGACGAGCTATCCACTGAGACGTTTACCGTGTCGGCGGGTGGCGACGACATGGTCGTCGAGGACTGCCGCATTGTCGGGGCGTCGAACGGATTGTTGACCTCGTTGTTTAACTTTGTCGGGGCCGATCGCCTGGTGTTTCGGCGTAACTACGTATCGGTAGCGATGGCTACCAACACCGATGGCCCGCTGAAGTTCCGGACGACGGCTAGCACGCACGTGCTTATCCAGGGAAACTACATCCAGGCGAGCGGCACCAGCAACGAGACGTGCATCGACATGAGCACTGCAGTGGCCCATACGGGATTCATCGACGGAAACAGGCTACGCAACACGCTGGACGCCAACCTAAACTGGATTGTGACCACTGGCACGGCAAACATGACGCTTGGCAGCAACCTTTGCGTCAACAACAACAACGAGCGCGGGATCGAAGAGGGAACCGCGAGCGCGTGACAAATACCGGGCCCGGCCTTTGGCCCGGAAGGAGGGCCCGGAATGTCCTATACGCGGCAACTCGACGCCTTCGGCGACGAAGGCGGTGTTTTGATGGGTTGTTCGATCTGCGGCTTCGCGTGCGTGTGGCCACACGAGGTGAAGCGATCGCGCGACGGGCTCTTTCGGTGCTTCCGTCACACTGAGACGGAGACGCCTCTAGAGCACTACGAGAAGAGGGCGCGAACTCCGCTCAAGGATGAGTCGGCGCCGGCGCATCCGGTTGGGCCAAAGCCTGGGTGGTATCCATGAGCCTTTCGGGAGATACCACGTTCGACGTCACCCGAGATCAGATCATCTCGGATGCGCTGGCCATGGTGGGAGCTATCGGACCGGGGAAGGACGCCACGGGCCGCGAGCGCGAGTTTGCGGCACGGGCGCTCAACCGGATCTGCAAGAGCATCGACGCCGAGGGGAAGTTCCTGTGGAGGCGCGCGCGCAGGAGCTTGAGCCTGACGGCCGGGACGGCCGCGTACTCGCTTGGCGCCGATGTCATGTGGATCGACGATGAGGGGAACTACAGGGAATCGGTGGCATCTACATCGCGCGTGCCGCGTATCCAGGCGATCTCACTTCAAGACTTCATCGCTATCACCGACCCAAGCCAGCAGGGTACGCCGATCAAGTTCATCACGGAGCAAACGCTGTCAGCTCCGTTGTCGATTACCTTCTGGCCTGTCCCTGACACGACTGGTGCCGTGTTTGAGTACGTGGCGAGCCTACGGGCCAGCGACTTCGACACGGGCGCCAACACGGGTGACTACCCATCGAGATGGGGACAGGCTCTTGTGCTTGGCCTCGCTGCGGCAATGGCTCCAGCCTACAGCCAAATGGCGTTGGGGCGCGACCTGCTTAGGCAGTACGAAGCCGAGAAGCAGAAACAGATGGCAGCGGGCGAGGAGAGGGCGCGAACGATCCTCGTTCCCTTTGGCGACTGGAGCATGTGAATGGCTACGACTTGCAAGGTGATCGACTTTCTTGTGTCGGGCGTGCGTGATTCGACCGGCGCCGCCGTGGCATCGGGCAAGGTGCGCTTCTACCAGCCAGGGACCCTAGTCGCGGAGACGGTGTACAGCGACTATCTTGGCACGACGGGCATCACGCAGCCGCTCACCCTGGACGCAGGCGGGCGAGCGCCCGAGGTCTACTGCCTCAACCCGGTACGCATACGCGTATGGGACGCGACCGATACCACGTTGCTCGTAGACATCGAAGCCGACGTAGTTCGAGCGCAGCAGGTCTACGCTACCGTCACTGGCCTGAACGGCGGCGCTGAGACGACGCTGCACCAACTGCTTCTCGACTCTGTAGATAGCTTCGGTGCCGGGTGGGATTACCTGGAGTCGTCTGGAGCGACGGCGCGCTCGTGGCAGGGGCGCATGGCTGAGATTGCCGTGTCGGTCAAGGACTTCGGCGCGGTAGGCGACGACAGCAACGATGACACGG